CCCTTGAAATTCATACTTTACACCATTCATAATTAACCCCCGTGTTAAAAATTAGAATCCATAATAAAAATATAAAGAATAACGCCAACACTTGAAAGCTACTTACTCTCTAATTCTTCTTTTTGTTTCTTTTCGGAGAAATATTCATTTAATTTACGCTCGAAGAAGTTGACTAGTTTCCTTCCTAAAATTGGCGCGACTTTAATGGCCACGGGTAATAATATCGCCTGGGTAAATATACTCATTAAATGACCGTACATAGTCCCCCTAAGTTTGCAAAATAATTAAATTATAAATTAGAAAATGAAATATAACGACGAGCGACGTTTATTGCCGTGATTTATTCCGAGCTTTTATCTCTGCAATTTCTTGCGCCGTTCTTAGGTGCATAGTTTCCGATACTCTAGATTTTTCTTCGAGTAAAATAACTCTTCCAAAATTTTCCTTAACTTCTTTTGGGTCGAGCTTTGCGTTTTGTATATGAACTTGCTGCATTTCAGTTTTCAATCTATCAATGACCGTGGACATTCCAGTAAGATTTTCCTTAATTTCCTGCGTTTTTGTGTTTAATGTCGTTAGCGCCGTGCTACTTGTTTCTTTAAATATTAAGAAATTATTTTTATGATCTGTGGCCGATGTTTCGATGTTATCGAGTGTCCTTTTCGAGAACCAAACGATAACACCAATCAAAGAAACGACTATAGATAGAAATATTTCCATTTCACTATTTAGCACCCTGGCAAGTAACATACCCGTCAAAGTCGGCCGATGTTTCTGAATAAACGATTACGCTTGTTGTAGACGTGGCCCTTACTGAAGTCGCTAGCGCCGAAGTAGCCTTAAGCGAAAAACTGCATGCCGGAACCGCTGAAAAAATTCCACTAGTCAACGTAATGGCGCACGCCGTTGTTGATCTATTCCCAATAGATGCAACCCACGACCCAGACTGTGAAGTGATCGAGCTTGCGGCGTCGCAATTTATTTCGGCCCTTTCAATTCTTTCGGCTCCCGTTGTGCTAGAAGTAACCGAACCAATTAAAAAAGGTACTGGCATAGATTGATTAACTGGGTATATTTCCCAATGAACATCTCGCTGCCCAATACTTGCACTTGCGTCTGCTAGAATCAATGAATTACTCACTGTGCCCGTGATATCTTGCTCGTAAAATAGTCTTAGTGTTTTTTGCCCTGACGATGCGAAGGTAAATGTTCCGCATACTCGAGCAGGAAAACTGACAGAGCTATTATCCATAGATACAGAGGCCCTGCCTTTACCTTCCTGAGAAATAGTTTGAGCGCTATTTGGAGTTTCTACTAATTGCAATGTTCCGGACACGCTTCCCGTTGCGCTTATAAACCACGAAGCAGTCGCACAAGCGAGAACATCACCAGCGGCAGGAAGAACGAACGAGACACCTACCGACTCACTACCAGCCGAGCAAGTCGTTCCCGAGGGAGCATTTGTGCTCGAGCATGGGATTTGCGCCGCGAGGATTCCGTTTCCTGTATTGTTTGTAAGGGTTAAAGAACCGTTTTCTATTCCTGTATATGATGCAACGTCTACCGTTCCAAGCGAAGGATTTGCGCCTGAAATATTTGCATCAACGCGCCAATTTACAGTGTCCAGTAGCACCGCTTGTGAGTCTTCAGCCGGAAGGCTAAATATGTTCATTGCAGTACTTATGGAAGCAACAACACTATAGGAAGCATCGGCGCTCGAAGCAACCTGACATTCTAAAGTATCTCCAACTTCCAAGTCTATTATACAAGCTCCCAAACTTACGCCGGTGTCTGTTCCTGAAATGGTGTTAAAGGTACTACATGCGGCGGTTGAGCCATTTTTTAAAACTTGTAAAAAAGCCAATTCGTTTGAAGTATAATTAGTTAGATATGATCTGCAAGAAACAACCGCTGTTATGGCTTCCTTAGAAGTAAAAACGCCAGTTGTTGTGTTAAGCTCAGAAAACCTATCAAAATATATAGATGACGAGCTATCGTCGTTGTAAATTATAGTTGTGTAGCTTGTTGTTGAAACGGACTGTGCTGTCGTCACTCTTTTCGCTGAAACTCTGGCCTTAGCTTGGCTTACATTTACAACATTGAAAGCGTCGCCAAGAAAACAATCGTCAATATAAATTTCAGGCTCGTCCGCCGCGACTGAAGATATTTTTATTTTAACAGAACCCGAAGAGGGAAATTTAAAATAAACTATGTTCCTAGTAAATTCCGATGTACTTGTCGCAATTGTTTGCGCGCTTACTAAGTCATTTGAGCCATCATTTACAGTGATCGTATGCGTCGGCGTTCCTGATACTGCTTTTATTTTACAAAACGCAACACCTTGCTTGTTAAGTAATCCGTTCGGTATTGTAACCGCGTTACTAAGTAAAGTCTGGGCCGCTCCGTTACTGTTCCAATCATAACCATAAGTCCCAAGACCTACCGCCGTTGAGTTGGCCGCTGCCGTCGCACCGCCTGAAGCCGTCCAGCCATATTTTCCATTTTCAAAACCTGGGTTTACTAAAATGTTATTATTAACTAAATCCTGTGCAATTAATGGCGGTTGAGCCGCGAGCGCAAAGCTCGTCGTTAGAGCAAAAATCAGTGCAATTATAAATCTCATAATATTCCCCTTAAGAAAATTTAACGTCAGTAGAATCCGGAATCATTCTTACATCGGCCGTGTCAGTATCCGAAGCGTCGCGATATAGCCTTACTTTAATTACATCACCCGCGGCAACGGATACAGAGTTGATTTGTCCCGTTGAACTTGTAATGTCTAAAATATGGTGGCGCAATTGTTTCGCCACGGTATTGGTAAGGGCCGAGTTTGTTGTTGTTCTTTGATTTGTTGTCGAATCAAACGCATCCGTTGCGTTTCTTATAAGAGTGGCCTGGCCGGTAAATAATTGCGTATTTGCTGCCGACGGACTGTAAGTCGCAATGTACATTGAAATTGGCGAGCCTGGGGAATAACTTTGAGGAACTTTTATTGTTGTGTATAATTCTTGTGCGTATGTTTGGCCAAAAAGTTTTACTACTTCGCCGTACTCTTCCGCATCAATTGGCGCCGAGCCAGAAATTGACCGCCACTGGAATCCGGCACCACCGCTACCGCCACCCAAAGAACCCCACACGCTTCCGTTATATCCTTCGTACTGACTTAATGTAGAATTATATCTAACTAAGCCGGCCGTTGGCGTAGGTCTTTCCCCTGTCGTTCCTATTGGTAAAAGCACCGCGCTAGTTCCTAAAAATTTAAGATATGTCGCAAGGTCAGCGCGAAGAAATTCCGTGCCGCCCGCTACTATCGAAGCTTGATCGGCTGCAGGCCTGTGAAAGCCGGTATTTGGGTCACCGTCGAACGCTAACGCCGGAGTTGAAAGCGATTCACCGCCAGTATTAAGAAGTAGGGCGCCTGTCATTGTGCCGCCCGATAAAAGCAGCGCGCCCAAATTTGGGGACGCAAGGTCACCCAATGTTATCCATGCATTATTAGCAGCATTTCTAATTTTTAAAAGACCTGTAGTAGTATCCGCCCACCATTGGTAAGCATAGGTAGTGGCCGGCTCAGTAAGACCAGAATGATTTGAAAAAATAGCAAGTAAGGCGAGATTTAAATCCGCCCTAAAATTGGCACCTGTGTCATTGTCTAAAACGCCGTCGTGTTGACTCATATAATTCCTTTTATGCTATATTACGCCCGTATCCTTTCGCAAGAACTGAAAATGATCTTACAACATTTGCAGCGGCCGCATTTTTAAAAACAATATCAAAACCGTCAGCGTTTGCATTGGTTATAGTATAATAGTCACCCGAATCCATGTCATTGGCCGTTATAGAAATGGCCGGAACGGCATAAAACGGATGATTATAAGTAACCGTATAAACACCGCCGCCCGATGACGTTAATGGGCCAAAGTGTTCAACCCTATCAAGTAAATCAAGTTCAACGCCAAGCTCCCTTATGAATAAATTATGCACCGGTGAAATTGTTGTAGCTACTAACTTAAATTGAAAACCGCGAGCAGCATATTCCCCAGTATTTACTAGCTTCCACACTGTCCATTCTGGCTCGTCGCTTGTGTCGTCCTCGGTAGTTCTTAAATAAATTGCCGCGTTTACATCGGTAATCTCGTCGCCGTCAATTGATTCCCAAGTGTCCATAAAATCAGTTCTAGAATCGATCAAATTTCCTATGTCAAATGCTTCCATTAATATAGTGCTTCGAATCCTTGTGGGCCAAACACCACCAAGATCGATTGTATTTTCAAAATAATAAGTTCCCTCGCCATAAACGTCGCCGGCAAATTCAATAAATCCGAGATCGTCAATGCTTAGAACGTCATCAATTAAGCCCGAAGCTGATAAAACTAATGAGTCCTCGGATTCAAATTCAAAGTTAATCATATTTTCTTTTGTGCCAGGAAAATCAGGATGTTCCGTTTCGGTGTGAACAATATTGATCGCGGTTGAATCAGGAACGGTCGTAAGAATTAACGAATCTGACTCGGAGTGGACGCCTGAAGAATCTACAAAGCGTGCTAGATATGTTCCTGTTAAAAGTGGCGCTATAACACTCGTCATGTTTCCAGCAACGGCCGGAATAATATCAACTGAGTCTTTCCACGACTGTCCAGTGGTGCGCGGTGTGTGTCTAATGCGAACTTTACCACCAACTAAAACGTCTAAGTCGGTCGCTTGATTCCAAGTAAGTAAGGCCTGGCCAGCATTAGGAATCATTGAAAAATTATCAACGTTCGCCGGTGGCAATACTTTTCCGATTACTATTTTAGTTCCTTCAGTGCCTTCCGATCGCTTACCAAAAGGACTAATAGAAAAAACTTCAAAAGTATAAAGGCCCGGTTGAACGTCTAAAATATCTTGTTCATTAAAAGTGAACTCGGTAATTTCTGTGTAATTATTATCAGAAAATTTATATCTCATGGCGTAACCCGATGCGCCCGTTACTATTGGCCAAGATACTGTTAACTTAACTTTAACTTCCGCGCCAGTTTGATAAAGGGATTCGGCGGCCACTAAACTTTGTGGAGCGTCCGGAAGTGCGGACAGAACCGTATAACTTTTAGGCTCAAGTAGTAAATTATTTCAATGGCGTCAAACTTGTCAGGGTCATGCTTAAGGGCCGTTATAGAATAAACGTTGTTGTCCTCTTCTTTAATTGAAATAACTCTAAAATGTTGTGGCTCAACTACTTCAGAACGCAATATCCAGACCGTTTGAACTTGTGGAACCGCTGAAAAATTTGGCTGCACTGTAAAAGTATTTCCGCTTTGGAAAATAATTGTTCTCTCTTCGACCCCCGTGGGAAGTATAACCGAAATCGTCCCACCGCTATGTGCGCCCACTGGCATGGCATCAATTTCAATTGTGGAAAGCGTTGCACTTGAAACCCTACCACCAAAACGAATGCCCGCGCGCGTAGGGTCAGCGACTTTAATTACCTCACCAGGTCTAGAAACTAACCCGTCAAGGCCAGTTTTAAATGTTACAACTTCGGACTCGTATTGCTCAGTATAAAGCAGCCACTTACCTAAGCGGTTAGCTTGGCCGCGCGAAGTGCATCCAAATGCGACAACTTCTTTTTCTTGAACGCCGTATTTTACTATACCCTCTTGGTCTTCAACATATTCAACTTTTAATCTATAAAAATCTTCGGGGTCATTCCATGAAACGAGTGCAACGGTGTTTCTGACCTTTGCCGAAGAACCTTGGTAAGTAAAAGCGCCGTCCAAAACGTTTGCGGGCGTATATAATTGCGCCGCGTCCTGTGGTGCGTCCTGTGACAAGGTCACGGAACCGCTGGCCCAATAAATCATTGATCTAAAAATTGAAGCAAGATTTTGTAAAACGGTATAGGCCTCGGCGCGTTCTGATAAAACTAAATTACAAGTAAAACGTGGCTCAGTATTTCCAAAGCCGTCCGGAACTAATTCGTCGCAATATTGCGCGATCGTGTAAAGTGTCCATTTATCAATTTGATCGTCTTGAATAAAATTACCAAGGCCATAGCGCTCCGATGTTAGCATGTCATAAAATACCCAGGCCGGATTATCACTCCAAAGAGTTTGAAATTCTCCGTCCCACTCGCCATCATACTCCCTAGTTTCTGGGTCGTAGTTTGTTGGCACTTGGATTTTCAATCCCTTAATATCGTAGTATCTACTTGGGATTGATTGGAAGTTTTGCGCGTCCGCTCTTACTGCCATTAGCGCAGAATTTGGATAGCGTAATTTTGAATTAATTATTTCGGTATATGATTCGAAAACTGTTTTATTTTGCAAATAATTCGAAGCACTATCTTCGGTTAATCTTACAATTCTAATATTCCAAGGTGCGTCACCTTCCAAGGGAACCGCAATCGTAACCTCGTACTTTGAAGATGTTTTACCTTGTATCGTTCTGCTTTTTACGCGAGTATATGAACCCCCGTCCGGTTGAACATCAACGGCGAATATTACTGAGCTTCCTTTAATGTCCCCAGTATTAACATTAGTTTGATTAAGAGCAGGAACCGAAACCCTTACCCGCGCGCTATCAACGCTCGGATTCGTTATCTGTCTAACAATGGCGCCGTCAATCCCAGCGCTGCCGATATGTTTTAATTCAATGCCGACAATGTATTCGGCCTCAACGTCTGCAAATTCTTGTAAGTAAGTTTGGTTTTGTGTTCCGACCCTTGTTTCGTATGTTATATCGTTAAAATTATCTGTTCCGCTGTCCGACTCCCATTGAGTTTCATCGAAAAAAATAGATTTTTTCCCGTCAACTAATCCCTCGATTTCGCCTTCGGCCACTAGATCGACAATGCGAAAAAACGCTTTTGATCTAAGCGAGTCAGGGTCTTCGACTGGCGTTCTGGGTGTTCCGCCACCGCCGCCACCCCCGCCGGAGCCTTGTATTTTTTTAATTAGCTTATTCTTCATGTACGTCAATCCCTGCACTAATAACGGCCGAGCCAGTTATTACACGCCCATAAATTATAGGAACGGGATTGCCTTGAGCAGTAACATTTTGCGGGCCATTAAAAACGTATGAAGCTTTATTTTTATTTTCGTCAGTGGTGCCAGTTTGAAGTTTCGGAGTCTTTGTTAAAAGCTGAGCTACACCGCCAAGGGCCAAACCCGCACCCAGGGAAATAAGGAACTGGCCACCGAAGCCCGAAGTATAAAAGCCGGCAACGATTAAAACCGCGCCAACTAAGATACGCAGCCACGGACTACCACCCGAACCCATGACGGCCGGAACTATTCTTATTACTTCATTTTTTTGACCAACTGGCGATGGCACTTCACTATAATCAAGCGAGTGACCACCTACGAAAATTTTAAAACCCATACCGTGAAGATGTGCAGTCGCCATATACTTTTCAAAGCCTTTAAAATTTGCCCTTAAGGCCCTAATAGCTTCGGCAGCACTTTTGACGGCAAAGCGATGATTTTTACCAAATCTTTTCGCTAATTCCCCATATAAAATTATCGTTTTCATAATTAATTTATATCACAATAACGAATTATATTACGAGTACACTTTCGCCAGTATCCGCCGTAAACGTCCCTTGTCGATAATTGATTCGACAAATGATGCAAAATCTTTCCACCACCTAAATATATAGCGGCGTGATTTATAACTTTGGCTCCGACTTGCATTAGGATAACATCGCCGCGCTCAATCGGCCCATCATAATAATCAAAACCAGCTTTTTTAAAATTATCTAGATAAAGATTGTCACCTTTTCGCCACCATTCTTCGGAGCGGTCAAAGTCTAAAAGTTCTATGTTGTATTCTTCCTTATAAAAATCTCTTATTAGTGAATAGCAGTCCAAAACTCCGTGCATAAATTGGCGGCCTATTAGCGGCGCTTTGTAGCCGCTGGGTGTTACCATTTCCCACGTTCCAATTGGAACCGCAATAATATACCAAGGAAGCCCAGACAATTCACACGCCACTAAATCGGCCTGTGATGGCTTGGGCGAAATATTTGGATGACTATGAATAACCGCGACAATATCTCCGCCGCTGTCCTCGGCCCGCATGTAATCTTCAGGAGCCATGATAAAATGATTTTGATTTTCTGATATGTTTTTACATGGGAAATATTTAAGTGCGCCGTGACGTAAAATAATTAAACCGCATGACTCCCGAGGGTATTCATTTTGAGCGTGAATCAATGCTTCGGATTTTATTTCATCCGAAATCATTTTACTAAACTCGCGCTCGGAAAACTCCCAAACGGCAAAGGGTCACTTTCGCCGAAGCGAAGCTTACAACTGCTAAGTCTTTTTCCGCATCTTTCAACTGCATAAATTTGATCGTCCTCGTCCAGGTCTGCTAATGCTGCCTCGTATAAAGCTAGTGCAGCAAGATAAGATACTTGCGCTGCATTTCGTGCAGCTAGTGCCGCCACTCTGACAGCTTCGGCAGCATTACAGGCAACCGTGTCAACGGCCCATCGCTCAATGGCATAAAGTGAGGCTTCCATAACGCGGCCACGATATATGACGTAAACTTTTCTCTTAAATCTTCCTATTCGATAAGTATTTCCAATCGTCACGGCCGCACTATTCCACTCGCCAAATGCCGTTATCCTTCCAGACCCCTCTATTGTTGCAGCGCCATACTTAATATCCTCTGTTATTGAAATCATTTTGCTGGGATTATTATCTAGAGCAGTTTGGATACCGCTTTCAAGCTCATACCTGTTATCATTTATTTGATAATCACATGCATTGCCTTGAAGTGAATTTTTGATTGATAAGTTTCTTTGCGCTTCTACAAATGTTAAATATGCCGAATCTAGGGCGGCTTTAAGTGTTAAAACTGCTTTGGCCTCTGAGCTAGTAACGTCGCTTTGTTGTAACATCTCGTCGTTAATATTCCAAAGAGGCGCGCCAGTGTACCCACATTCAGTGCTGCGATAACGCCACGAACATACGTTTTGTATAATTTGTCTTCGCGGTAATTTTATACCAGCGAGATCGATTGACGATGCAAGTTCGAACTCTACTAGTTCGCGCGATTCTTGCGATTTTCGATCGATAAAATAAATATCTACCGGAAATTCTGCCGTCATATCTTCGTCAGGATTTACCCCACCTGTAAAATTAACCGCGTCTAGAAATTTTTTAAGCGTTCGCCTTCGCGTAACCTTGGCGCCGATTAAATCTTGATATAGTTGTAAAACAAGCGTGATCGCTGATAGTGCATTTGATACTGCAAGTTTTGGACGAGGAAAAGCACCGTCGCCCGATAACTCAAATCCAGAAATTTTTATAGGGTATCTGACATAGACTTGCCCATTCCAAGTAATATTTTGAGATAATTCATTAGTGCCAGCGTGGAAGTATAAAATTTCCCCACCTAACTCCGTTGCATCCATTTCGAATAATTCAATGACCGTGCTTGGGCTTAGAGATTGTAGCTCAATTGGGGAAATATCGGTCATAAAATCCTGCTTTCAAATTTATTGCTTTTCTTAATATTGTCGATCGCCGGAATAATTTGCATATTACCGTGCCAGTGAAGACCACAAACCTTATCGCTTTGAAGTGGAATAATATGGTCAACGTGATATTTAAC